TAAACGATCAAGTAAGCAAAATAACAAAAACATTAGAAAAAGAAACAGAGAAACATAAAGATTCTATTAGGAAGCAAACAGAAGAAACAGTAACGTCGTTAAAAGATGTTGCTGAACAATCAATAAACGTATTTAAAAAACTTGTTGACGAACAAACAAAAAAAGCACAAAACAGTTTAACAACAAATCTAAATCAAAAACCCAAAGATTTGACCACTGCTTTATTACAAAATATATTATCAGAAATTAAAGTTTTAAGAAAAGTAACTGAAGGGCGTGTTTCATTTGACCAAAAATCAGGGCGATATCGTGGAGCTAGTGGTCGCTACGTTAAAGAAGACGATATTCGAGAAAATAATAAAAATGGTGTAAAAGAAGAAACAGAACAAGAAAAACGAAGAAAAGGTTATTTCTCATCGCTAAAAGATAAGTTTGTAAAACAAAAAGAAAAAACAAAACCGTTAATTGACGGTGGCAAAAAAATTATTGAAGGTACAAAAGATGTAGCCACGAGTCCCCTTGTACTTGCTGGCTTGTTAGCGCTTATTGCCCCAAAAGAACTTTTAGGATTTTTAAAAGGTTTTTTTGGAGAAATATTTTTTGGAGAAGATGCTAGTTCTGTTGTTCAAGGAATAGGTTTATTCCTTGGTGTGTGGGCAGGTTTTAAATTCATTAAACCAATTATGGGTTTGATTAAAATAATCAAAGGTATTGTTAGTATTGCAAAATTCTTTTGGATGAATCCTGCTTTGTTAGGTATTATTGCTTTAATAGCTGGCATGTCTTTGCTGTTATCATCTCACAAAAGGATGTATGGCAAACAACTTGAAGCACAACGCCGACAAGGCGAATTAGATGAAATATCTAAAAGAGAAAAAGAAGGATATGCAAGTACACCTGAAGGTCAACAGCAAAAAATTGATGACCAAAAAAGAAAAGCTGTACTTCAAGCTGAACAAAAAATAGACCCTAGTAGTAAAAAGATAAAAGAACTAGCTACACGTATAGCTGAATATGATATTGCTGTCGATAAACAAGCCAAAGGTTTATCTTTAACAAAAACAGAACAAAAAGATCTTAATACTTTTAAATCAAAAGATGACATCTATAATGCATGGGGTGGTATTAAAACACCGGAAGAAAAAGCTATTGTTCAAAAACTTGCTGATGAAGAAAGATTAAAACTTCAACCCAAAGTTACGTCTCAAGCAACACCGGAAACAAAACCAGTTCCCCAGGCAACACCGGAAACAAAACCAGCTCCTCAAGCAACGCCGGAAACAAAACCAGCTCCCCAAGCAAATGTTTCGCCAACAACAAGTGATGAAGTCGATTATATAGCTAAAAGAGATGAAGTATTAAACATTGCACAAAGAATTAAAGCCCGTAGAGATAAAGCACAGGCTGAAGGAAAAGAAACTGATAAAGACGGTAATACTATGGAGGTCTTAGAAAGGGACTTGACGAGGGCCTTAGTTGCTGCAGGGGATTTTCAAAGATTACATGACGAACAGCAAAAACAAAAAAAACAAACTAAGGTTGCTTCGACACCATCGTTAGATCCAACAACTCCAACATCATCTGCATCAATTTCTCCTAATACAAACAAAAAAGAAGAAATTGCAAGAATGGAAGAATCAGCACCTTCAACAGGAAGAGAAATAAATGAAACCTCTGCTGCTGTCGACGCTGGGTATGAAGAAAAACCTGAAGATACTGTTATTACTGCATCAGCCGATACAACAAATATTCCTAAAGCATCAACCACGGTCGACTTCATACCTAGTATAATAGGTAACAGACTAGCTTATGCAATGTATGAATTGTTTCAAACACCTCAAAGTGTGTTTCCTACATCTGGCAATTAAATGAAGAAAATATTTGATCTATCTTCAGATTTTAATATGTGGCTAAGGAAGAAAAGCGAAGACAAATTTATCAAGCAAAATAAAGAGAATGTTAATGTTCAGAATGCATTGCTGAAACAGTTTAACAATCAACTTATTCTAATTCGCAAACTTTCTGAAAACTCTCTTAGATTCAATCAAAATAAAAATCAATACATTGACTCAAAAAATAAAGTAGTAACAAAGAAAGCAGCTTTGAGTTTATCATCCCCTTTTGTAAGATCAAAAGAATTAGAACAAAGAACACCTGATCAAAATACAACAATTCTTTCTAAACAAAATGTGGTTGCAGGTTTAAGTACAGTTGCAATAATTGCCCTGTATGGGCCAATGGTTTGGCCCTTTGTTAAAGGATTCCTCAGCACATTTTTACCTGATTGGATCAAAGAAACAAGTGAAAATGTTTCAGAGATTTCAAATAAATTTATTGGTTTTTTTAAAAAAGGTGGGAATGTTGAAAAGGGTGTGCAAAATTTTAATAATGAGATAGAAGAAGCTAATAACATTGCCAATGCATTATCAAAATTTAATCCGTTTTCAAAAAATAATGAATTATCTAAAGGTGCGGAAAAATTAAATAACTCCGTTGAAAAATCTCCCGATCAATTAAAACAAATTTCATCTAGTGATGAAACAATTAAACAAATTAATGAAGCACAAAAAGATATTGACAAGGCAACAAGTGAAACTGAAGAAAAAGCACCTGCTCCAGCACCTGCTGCAGCACCTGCCCCAGTTTCAAAACCAACACTTGTTGCAGCACCTGCTCCAGCACCTGCTCCAACACCTGCTCCAGCACCTGCTCCAACACCTGCTCCAGCACCTGCTCCAGTTTCAAAGCCAACACTTGTTGCGGCACCTGCAACAACACCAACTTCTGCCTCAGCTCCAACAGCTAAAACTATTCCTAGTGGTTTTGAGGGAGGGGGACAAGCAAAAGAAGGTTATGTTGGAGCTGCAACAGCTAATATGAGAACTGGTAAAAGACCTGAGAAAACAGAAATTGCTGTTGCTGAACAAAAACCAGCACCCCCGGCCAATCCCCCAATTAAAACATCAACATCTTTGGCCCCAACATCAGTTCAAACAAAACCAACACCTACTGTTACTCGACAACCAGCTGGTTCTAGCAGCGGGCCTGAAACAACAAAAGAAAAAACCATTGTTGAAAATAATTCCATTCAATCGTCAATGGATGACACAGCAAATAAAACTCAAGTTAGCTCAGCAAAAAAAATAACTTCACCTTTTGGATTTAGAATCCATCCAAAAAGGCAAGAAAAACAATTCCATCCTGGTGTTGATATAGGGGCAGGTCAGGGCGTACCTATAGTAGTGACTGTTCCAGTAAAAGTTATAAATTTAAGGGAAGATCCAAAAGGGTATGGTAATTATTTTAACGTAAACTTTCCTGATGGAACATTAGGAAGATTTGCACATATGTCAAGAATAGACGTGAAAGCAGGAGAATCAGTTCCTGCAGGAACTATTGTCGGGTTAATGGGCGGAGCAGCAGGAACACCAGGAGCTGGTTTGTCTACAGGCCCACATTTGCATTTTGAACACAGACACAAAATGACTTTTGGAGGCAATCCAGATGATTCAATTGATCCAATGCAAGGAGCTATTAATTACATTGCTATAGGCAAAGAAATTTCAGATAAATCAAACGCTCTTGCTACAGACAAAAATGCTCCAGTAAACAAGAATATTATTGTTAGCATGGGTACATCACAAACTACAGGTTTACAACGCAATGGATAATATTGCAAAAATTAAACAAAATATTATTAATTTGTTTTCTACAAAACTTGCAAAAAACAGTGAACAAAATCCTGATCAAGCCTCACAACCACAAACTGTTTTGAACGTTGATATACTCAGTAATATAGTTAAAGAACTGTCTATTATTCGTCAAATAAAAGAAGGCTCAATAACATACGATAAAAAGAAAAATCAATATTTAAATAAAAAAGGTACAAGAACAACACCTGAAAATATTCTCAAACCCACATTTGCCGAGTTTAAACCAACTGTATCTGAGCAAGCAACAAAAATTAAAGACGCTGTTGTAGACAAAGCCCCTGCAGGGGTAGGTATTCTTGGTTTATTAATGTTATTAAGTTCCCCGCAGGTACGAGATTTTTTATGGGGGGCTTTAAAAGAAATCATTGTTGGTAAGGATAGCCTGTTACCTGAACCAATTAGAGAATTCTTTAAGTTGTTTGCTAATAAAGATGAAAAAAATCCAGCAAACGTTTTAATCAAAGCTAATGAAGAAAACGAACAATTATCCAAAGACATTGACGATGGTTCAAATGAATTAGAAAACGGCGAATCAGAAATTGAGCAATTGGTAAAAAACGTTTTACCAAAAGTTCAAAATGCAGAAAAATCAGTTGATAAAGCAAAAGAAACAATCAGTGAAACAGAAGAAGTAGTCGGGGAAACAAAACCTACTCTTGCTGCAACTCCTACACCAGGTCCTACACCAACACCTGCACAAACACCTGCCCCAGTTCCTGCTCCAGTCCCAACGGCTAAGACCGTTCCTAGTGGTTTTGAAGGGGGAGGACAAGCAAAAGAAGGTTATGTTGGAGCTGCAACAGCTAATATGAGAACTGGTAGACGAGTAGAAAAAATTGAATTAACCCCTACACCAGCACCGACACCAATAGCAAAACCTACACCTGCTCCAACTACACAACCTTCTTCTGTTTCTCAGCCTCAAGTAGCTACCGAACCAACTCGTAGTTCTACTCTGCAGAAAGTTACAGGTATACAAGATATTATTATTCAAAGCTTAACACAATTTGGTATAACATCTTCAAAAGCTCATGCTAATATTCTTGCAACAATAAAAGCTGAATCAAATTTCGAGCCAAGAAATGAAAACTTAAATTATAGTTCGGGAGAAAGAATACAAGCTGTTTTTGGTAAACGAAGATTTGCTAGTATTGAATTTGCTAAAATGTTTGTCAATAATCCTGAAGGATTAGCAAACGAAGCCTACAAAACTACTGATGGTAATTCTGAGTTAGGCGATGGGTGGAAATATAGGGGTAGGGGATTTATTCAACACACAGGTAAAAATCAATACGTAGCACTATCCAAATTTATTGGTGTTGATCTTGTTAACAATCCAGATGCTCTTAACGAGCCATCTATTGCTGCAAAAGCAATAGCTTGGTTCTTTTTGTCATACAAAAGACTAAAACCAACAGACTTGGAAAACATGGGGACAGTTAATAAAGCTGTAGGATTTTCAGACCCCACAGGAAAAAAATCAACCGAAAGAATCCAATCCTCTGAAAATATTTTTTCATCTTTAAACCCTCCAGATTCGTCAACACAGCTTGCTATGGAAAATCCAAAACCATCTACAGGCACACAAGTTGCTGCAGCATCTGCAATTGTTGTTGGTGCTAAAAAAGAAGAAGAAGCCAAAAAGAAAGTGGTGACTAACGTTGCCGTAGTCACCACCACACAAACAACCTTTATTCCAAAAAAAGGTTCCGTATTAGCTGCTCAGCCAATGACTAGCTGAGATTAAGAATCCTCCTCAGCTAACTTCTTAAAAAATTCCATTCCTTCATCATCGTCATCGTCATTGAGGGACGGAGCTTTTGGAGCAGCTTTTGCTTTTTGTTTGGGCACTGCAACTTCTTGAACTTCCTTTGTTGCTTCGTTTTGTTGAGTACCACCATCAAGTCCCAAAACTCGATATAGACGTCCTTGAAGTTCATCGTAAGACTTAAAGAGCTTTGGGTTGATGAATTCTTGCAAAGAATGTTCTTTAGCCCAAGCTGCTTCAAGTTCTTGATCATCCTCAAAAAGTGGTGCTTTCGAGTCAAACTCAGACTTATCGTAATTACGATATCCTTCAACATTCCGAATCTTTAATTTAAAGTTTGCACCTTCCCAAAGATCAAAAGGATTCAAAGGTTGTTCATCTTCAAACTCAGGATTCATTGCTGCATTGAGCTTATCCCAAATTTTCTTTCCATATTGATAAAGAAACACTTTACCTTCATTTTCCGGATGAGCCCCATCCTTCACAACGTAAATGTTGGAAACAAAGTGTAGACGACGTTTTTGCTTACGTACAATTGCTTGATTTTCTTTTGTTCCTGTTGCCCATAGCTGGGAATTGTATTCAGAAACAGGATCCTTCTGACCAAGTGTGGTCAGGGACTTCTCAATGTACCATCCTCCAGGTCCTTGGAATCCATGATCCCAAACACGAACAAACGGAACATCTTCTCCAGCTGGTGCTGGAAGAAATCGAATCACTGCATAACCGTTTCCAGCCTTATCAACGTCTGGTTTCCAGAATCGATTATCATCTTGTTGACCGGCTGGGGTTTCAAGTTTTGAAACCTCTGTTGTTAGCTTTTCAAAAAGACTCTGACGGTTTTTCTTTAAAGAAGCAAAATCTGATGGCATATGTATATCTCCTGTATATTTGTATAACACTGTATTAATTTGTCCACGTTAACATAATAACGTAGTATTTATACTGTACCACAATTAAATAAATTTTTCAACAACAATTTTTTTATATTTGCTTTGATCATAAACAATAAACGGTTTATATTTGGTACATTTAAATTTAAAGTTTGGCCATATAACCGTATCATTTATAGATCTCGACCAATATTTAAAAAATCTACATAACGAATTTAATATTACCACTGTTTCAATTGCAATTTGTTTTTGTAATGCTAGCACCAATAACGGTGGGTGTTGATTGTCAATTACAATAATGTTTTTGTCAAATTCATAATCCAATTTTGCTAAGTCATTTTCAAAAACATATTGCAATGATTGCTGCCTTGCTAACCACTTTGTATAAATTTTTTCACTATTTCTGTCATTAATTACATCCCCGATCCAATTGGAAGAATTGTCAATAAAATTGGATATCAAGAACCCTTTTATATCTTTTTTCTTGGAAAGTTTAATAAAGAAATATTTGTCATTTCGACGATCAAAAGTAGCTTTTCCTGCTTTAACTTTTCCGTTGTATTGAAAATAATTATAATATGGTGAAGTGAAATGATTTTTTATGGCCACGTATGTTTTATACGCAGCAATACCGTTTTCATAATCCCCAGTGTTCATATCAGAACGGTAGTTTTGTTATCTTTGGAAGATAATGTAGGTCCTCAGCCTCAGCACGAATTTTAGCCTTTAGCTTTTGGTTTTGTTTGATTAATTTAGCTGCTGTTTCTAGTTCCATATTGTTTTGCTCACAATAATAAACAATAGCATCAATATACTCCATTTTCTTCTCACATACAAGTTTTTCAATCACTAGAATAAATTCCTTAATATCTATTATTGAATTAATTTCTATGTTTGTCATTTGTAAAAAATATGGCTTTCTATCTGAACTACTTTTTGGAGATTCCATCCTGGCCTCACATATGTTGCATGGTAATAATTTGAACCCTTTGTTGGGTCTGTATTGTTTGAATAATATTCTTTCATAACATGTCTCGCTACGTTATACGACAAGTTCCAAATTTCTTCCTCTATTTGTCTATGTTTTTCACAAACCCATGAGAACTGGCATACCACCATTCCTGTTCGAACGTTCTTAGTTTTTTGATAAACAACGTCGCATATGTCTGATGGCCATCTACCAGATGTGGCTCTATTTAGAGTAACATACGCAACTGCTTTTTTACCGACAATCGATTGATTACCAGCCTCGTAATAAATATTATCAGCAAGACATTTAATTTGTCTTTTGTAGTTTTTGTATTGCTCATTTGTGAGTTGGGCTCTTAATGTAGATACAGCTGGGATATCATTATCTATTATTTGATGATCACGCTGTATAAAAATAAAAACTAAAATAATAGACAAAACAATCACAGCCCACGATACTGGTCTAATGATCATATTATTTTCCTATACGAGTTAAATTGTTTTGGTATTTTCTGCTTTACAAACTCTGTCTCTTAGTGCAGTGGAGCTGAATGTATGTTGACGTTTGTTATACACAACACACATTGGCAATTCCTTACCTGTATATTCAATATACCTATATTCTTCCCCTAAAATTCTAACATCAATCGGTAGAGTTTTAAGAAGTATATTTAATTCTTCTTCAGTTGTATAAACAATAGTTTCATCAACATAACGGCATCCTTTAACCTGTATCTGTCTTTCAATAATCGATTGAACAGGTTTGTTTTTAGTAGGTCTATCAATACTCGGATCCATTTGAATTCCTACAATTAAATAATCACAATTTTGTTTTGCTTCCCTCAACATTACTACGTGACCAGCATGAAATAAGTCAAAAGTCCCACAAGTAAAACCAATTTTAGTTTGCATAATAAATTTCCAATATATAATATATATCATTATGAGGATTATACTATGTCCAAAGAAATTATTCCACGCAGATTGCGAAATATTATTATTGAACGTGATGGACAACGCTGTGTATATTGTGGTGTTGACCTTGAACTAAATGAAATCCACATTGACCACGTTATTCCTGAATCAAAAGGCGGTCCAACAAACTTTCAAAATCTTCAAGTCACATGTAGAAAATGTAACACTGAAAAAGGTGCCCTTTCAGAATCTGCTTTTGAAGATAAACTACGCACTCGCGCCCTGAACATATTAAATCGCATTGGATATAACAACGCTAGTTGATTCTGTTTCCAAGTTCAACTAGCAAAACTCAGAAGAATTAAGCTGCTAGAGCATATTCCTCATTGTAGAAGTTATCATTTGCTTCTATTAATTTTGCTCTGCTTACGGCAGTCGCCTATCGTGCTGTCCACTCCAATACTCTTTGCCCTGTCGAATCTAAATCAGCCCCATCATAAACACAGAAGCTCGTAAAGGGAGCCTGTCTCGGGCATGCTCGCTAGTTGCGATCTGAAGCCAGCATACCGTCTATCTGTGCTTATGGTGGAGCTGGGGGAGATCCGCCCTCCCCGTCCAGAACACTTTTCTCTTTGCTTCATACAGCAATAAAACTATTTATGCAAGATTAAATAATCTAATTTTTGCTATTTCTTCAGCGAGCTCTATATCGTCTATGACTGTTCTATTAACCATTGGATGCTTTTCATCTGTCGGTCCCCAATCACTATCAGGATGATATGCTACAACAACCAACTCTTCATCAAATGTTCGAAACCTGTGACGTTCGTTTGAGTTTATAAACCATATATCCCCAACACATAATGCAACTGTACCTTTAGCTGTATCAGCTACCCCACTACCCCTTAAAACAATACCACAACGCAATGAAGGATGTGTGTGATACGTTTGTTCCGTACTATGAGGGAAATATAAAGCGTTTAAACACGGTTCCCCCAACTTTGACGGGCAAACTAACAAACTGTCTGTACAACCGTCTATATAACGTTGATTACCTGTCAATCCTATTTTTCCTGCAACAATTTCATTACCTGTTTTATCAGGTTGTATAAAATAGGTAACCGAGCTTTCCATAGCGTCAATATAAACCGGTGTGTTTCTACAAAAAAATTCCCCTGGTCGAACTACCCTATTATTTACTTCAACACCGTAAATGCAATTTGGCATTACAATACCAAATACAAAACCTTGAGATGTAATCCTTCGTGTATTGTTACACACATTACCAATTATAACACCTTCCTCAATGATATTGTGTGTGTTTGTTTTGACAAGCTTCATCTTTATTTTACTCCCGTTGGCCAGAAGAATATTCTTCTGGCCATATTTTTATATTTTAAGCTACTTCAGCATATTCAATAGCCTTGAGCAACGCCTTCTGTTTCAGATTACGATTAAGACCAAACCACGACGAAGCTAAACGACTTTCCTGTGTACGACCAATCTTGTGGTCAACAAGAAATGTAACAGCATTAAATGCTTGCCACCACGAACCTTTTGCAAACTCAGCACCAGGTTGCACATCCACTACACTCATTGCAACTTGAGCCGTTTTTGACATCTCCTTCTTTGAATTTTCTTTTTGAGTTAACACTGGAAAAATTTCTTTGAAATATTCCTTTAGTGCATCGTTTTTATAACGATTCTTACCAAGAAATTGTGCTTGGGATTTATATAGATTGAGTTGTTCACTAGCAATACCCAACGTAGTTTTGACGTTTTCTGGGTCAAAAATAGATCGATGGTTTACTTTCACAGCATTCTTGCTTTTAGTATTAAGAGCCGCAGTTAACGTGTTATTGCAAACAACACGAATTGGTGTGAAGCGAATGTCGATCGATTGACCCCACTTATGAGGGTTGGTGAACATTAGATAACTATCTACTTTATCTCCACCAAACAGTTCAAATGAGTCTTTCACCTTTGCAAGAGCCCATACAATTTGACCCTCCCTCAATGATCCAGCAGTATGCATTTCCATATCACCTGCATAGACGTATTCAGAAAAGAATTCAAAAGCTTCTTGATTCTGAACAGGTTTCCAATCTGCTGAAACAACATCAAGAACAGAATTATCAGTTGAACGAACAAGAGCATATTTTTCTGTTTGAAACTGTTCGTTACCCTTCGTGAAAAAAGTTGGATGTTTTTCAACTGTCCAATCTAGACCGGCCGTTTGCAACATTTGTTCCGGACTGAGATCGTTAGGTACTTTCTTACCCAAACCATGCCAAGGAGTTTCCCCAGCATATGCCATCATTGCTTCACCGTTTTCATTCATCTCAAGTGCGTGTGCCATAATATGATTTCCTTTTTAAGTTGAACACCAAATCTCATATCAACTAAAATCTTGCGTACGTCTCAATACTTCATTGTATTGATAAGCACATCATACACAATGTAAAGTGTAAAGTCAACAACAAATTTTATTTAGGTGTTTTTTTGAGTTTGTCAAAAAAAATTGACAGGGCAAGGCGGTTTTCGTTTTGAAATAATCGTTTTGTTTCATCATCGTTCATTAGATCAGTTATTAAGTTAAAATATTCTTCCCTGTCAATTGAAGATCTTTCGTATAACGAAACATATGTTTGAGCACGGACTGCTACCAAAGCATATTTTTCTGGTGTATTGAAACATTCGCGTGCTAGTGAAAACACATTCATGAAAAAACAGCCTTTGTTGTCCAAACCCAATCTTTAACATTCTCCACAAAAACTTGTGGATCATCATTTTCCACACCAATTACAATAGCTATCTTTGGAACAATTATTTCATATCGTTCAGCTATCATAATAGCATATGTTGTTGCCTGTATGAAATAATTTTCAATCCACTCAACTTTTTTTTGCTTTGATGCTGATTTGATGTCAACAACAGTTTTTGTTCCATCAAAATCACAAAACAAATCACATCGACCAGCAGTTTTCAAAAAATGGGAATACAAACAAAATTCTTGACCGTATACTGCCCCAATCCTTTGATCAAGAATTGGTTTTATAGATTTAAACAAGTCAATTGACGCCGGTGTTTCTTTTTCTATAAAATTGTTTTTGTTTTTTATGTAATTTTCCACAACACTGTGAAGTTTAGTACCACGGCGCGAGGCTTGTGTTGTAATCTTTTGTGCTGTTTCCGTTCCCACTCTATTACGCCATTCTTGAATATGTTTTGCATTTAAGCTCGACAATACTGTTGTCACAGAACGATATTTTTCCCCTGAAGGAATTGTGTAATATCTTTGACCGTCAATACTTTCTGTATCTAATTCAACAGATTCAAAAATTTGTTTGTGTTCAAAATATTTTGTCCTCATAACCCAATCTGTCTTTCATAATAATGTATTGTTTGACCAGATCGGATCTCAGAATATCATCTTCTTTAAATTCAATATGTTTGAAACAAGACATTTTTTCTAAAATATTCATGAAGTGTCTTAAACCTTCACGCTCTGATTGTTTTGTTAAATCAGCTTGCCTGAAATCACCACAAAACAATAATTGACAATTAGAACCCATTCTGGTTATAATACTATCCAGTTCATGAAAGTTCATATTATTACATTCGTCAACAATAACCACAGCATTGTCTATTGTTATACCTCTTATGAACGATGTTGTAATAAAGTCAATTATTTTGTGATGTTTTAGTACATCGTACGCATCGTCCCTACCAAACAATTCACTACAAATACCTCTGTATGGAGCCTCGTATGTCTTTATTTTATTATATTCGTCCCCAGGAAGAAATCCTATATCTCTTGTGGGAACTACACTGCGTATAATTACAACTTGATTGAATGCAGATAATTTTTTCATCACACTTTCTAATGCAAGATACATCGACATAAATGTCTTTCCTGTACCCGCAAGACCGTGAAGAAGAAGATTAGATTTTTGATTGAAAGCTTCAAAAGCTTGATTTTGATTTTCTGTTAAAGGTTTAATTTTTGAAAGATTTAAGTTGACGTTGGGTAATTTAATTCCGTCAACAAAAATGTAGTTTGTTGTTTTTTTTCTCTTTGCTGTTTTTTTCATCGACCCTCAGAATGTGTTGATTGAACTTCTTCGATGTTTTTTCTTTATATCTTTCAACTTGTCTCTAAACGCATCATCAGGTTTCTTTAAACCTAAACGAATTGAATCACCAATCGTAGGAGCTTCACTAAAATACCTCTCCAACGTCAAGTTGTCTTTAACAAATTGATCGTATTCAGATATTTTCATTGTGACTTCAACAACCTCGCCAGTTTCTTTATTACAAAATTCATATGTCGGCATGATTAAATCTTTTTTATTGTGCTTCTTTTACCTGCAATCTTTTTTGCAGGTTTAACCTTTACAACATCTACCTTTTCAGCTAATTGCACTGGCGGCTTTTTTTCTAAAGGTTTTGACATTGCAATGAGGTCTTTATAATCTTTATTATCCATATCGTTTGTGTATTGGTATGGATCTTTATACATTATTTCTGTGTTTGCTGTGGCCCAACCTTCACCATATTGCGTCATAGGATATCTTTTCATATTTATCCACTCTGCTAAATTTTCAACTCTGTTTTCAAACCAAACAGCTAAACGCGAATCCCAAAAAAATCTATTCCGTTCCATTTATGTTACCCTTAGCAGTTATCGGTATTCACGTTCATCTTCGTCTTCAATTTCATTAAACTTTTGCTGTTTCAAATATTTATCAATATTCTTGTACTCGTCCCTGTCTTCCCGACTTTTACGAAACCTGTAAAAATGAGATTGGTTATCATAGTCCTCATACATCGATTTCTTGAATGTCTTGCTCATGTAGCTTAGCTCTCTTTCATATTCAATAAATTGGGAAACGCTTGATTAACAATCTTTGCCGTGATCCCCCTGAACGGCAGCTTCTTATCCTTCACATAGTTTAACAGCTTTGCATCGTTTGGGTCAACAGATTCAAGCAGTTGAATGTATAACATTTCACGACGCAGTTTTGACAGATTAGGATTACCACCTTCTACAAATAGATACAGTCTACGTATCTCTGTGTATAACATGCCTTCTTGATCTAAAAAAGGACAGGGTTTCTATGGAGGGTCCCCTGTAGGTAATAAAAATTTAATTTCTGGATCATATGCATATTTTAATAGTTGTCTTAATACACCACTATCATATTCTCTTAATTTATTGATCTTTTGATCAGCTGACTTACATTTCGATACATCTTCAAGCAAACTATATAACGTTCTTCGCCTCATCAAAACTCTCCAACATATTCTATGAGATTCTTCAACCTCTTTGCAACAAAATAATTAAAAATCTTTTGTTTACGTAATGGCATATGACATTTCTCCTTATCATACACCTCGTAAATCTTTTCCATTAGGTTCATTGGTATCTTCGATAAATCAATTAACATCTCGTTCCTGGTAAAGTTACGCTTAATTAATTCCGATTGACTATTCAAACTAAAATCACCTATGAACTTTTCCGTTACCTTCTTTTGCCTTACACCTTCAACTAAACAATTATCATCAGACAAAACATTTGGTACACCATCTCCCCTATCACCCTTGAGAATATGTCTCAAAACAAAATTCTGAGGGTTCAATTCCCTTATCATCACATTCTTTATAGGATCATATTGCTCTACATTTACAAAACGTTGCAATTGAACAAAATCTTTGTCCCCCGATACAATCAAAAGCCTTTCCATAATGACACTATTTAGTTCTACACCGTGTTTCACAACCAATGAACCAATAATATCATCAGCCTCTGCACCTTCTATATGAATTACTACATAGTTGAAATTTTCTCTCAATTCATCACGAATTTTATTTAACACATCAAACGTCGTCCCCCAATCAAAATCTGAGGCCTCTCGAGCAGCTCGACGCATTGCCTTGTATTGAGGAAAATATTGCCTTCTCCAATTACTCTTCCCATCACACGCAATTACAATCTCACCATAGTCTTCTTCTTTGAACTTTTGACGCAAAATCCTAATCTTATTCAAAATCATATAACGGACTAGATCTTCCTCAATCTTTACATTCGTGTGATTCCCAATCTGCGCCATTAAATTTGATATCGCCAATTGGTTAAAATCAATCATTAACATTTTATACCTTTTGTATGAAGAATAGACTTTAGCAAATTTTCCCAACTTTGCTTCACATAATTCCAATTGTAAAATACCGAAGCATAAGTTCTTTGCGAACTCAACCTCATTTGCATCTCCTCACTACGACAGCTCTCTATCGCCGTGCACATATAACCTAATAACACCCTCGCATGATCCCGCTTGTTCTCTTGATATTGATACATCAATGTCCAATTTGCCGCCGTCTCACTCAACGCCCCGTAGTTTGGATGAACACATACCAAACCAGCTGACATCGACTCCATTAAACATCTACAACTCGTCTCCATCCAGATCGATGGATATATGAAAATATCACTACCCCCTACAGCCCTACACACCTCGTCATAACTAACAGCACCGTGAACCCTACACCTCTCATTAACCCTCAACTCCTCAAATACACCCTCATACATCTTGTCACGTTCTTTATTTCCATATAAACTAAAACTAGAATATACATCTAACTCAATATTATCATAACGCTCACACAACATGTTAAATACCGGCGCAACAATCTCTAAACCCCTATGCGGCGTCGTGTGATATATCAGCTTTATTGGATCATTATCTAACCTCTCTAATCTCTCAACAGGTTCAATACCGTTTTGAATCACTACACACTTCCTCCACGGTATTCCATAATAATCAATAAATCTTTGCATCTGCCAGTTTGATACAAATACTAACTTCTCGTAACGATTATATCCACCAGACTTCAAATGATCACATTCAGGATCCCCAGGCAAATCATGCGCCCAATATATCCCTATCTTACTATCATCCATGTCACGAAGTCTACTAGGTACAATGTGGAAATAATTATATAGATCTTTATCAACATATCTCTTGAACTCATCTATCAATAATTCCGTTCCACCATTCGCCTCTTTGTTAACCCTCTCAACACCCATTTAACACCTCATCACACAATTCAATACTCTTTACAGAACTAACCTTGAATGACCTCCAACCAACCTTTTCTACATCCCACACCGCAACAACATCTTCATTCAATTCCTTCTTCCTAACCGTCTTTGCCTCATAAGGCACAACAACGCCCCGCCTGCCTTCTTGCAACGTACATCTCATCCTACGCTCACTTCCATCACTTTTTGTGAATAACACCTCCACCACACCACTTCGCAAATAACCTAATAACTCATCCCGATCTACACTCATTATATACTCCATATTTACACACATAGTAGCTGTCAACTAAATCCGATGACGGATTCCACTGCTTCTCCGTCATCCCCAATGTACTTTTTATGTCAAAATTTGTTTCCAACATAAAACTTATACCCATCCCCTCTTTCGTCGCATTACCCTTACCCGTAGCAAATTTCTTTATTAACGTGGGCGCAACTACTTCATAATCAATACCATTCCTCCATAACAAATACTTACATATCCCACCATTCTCCGCAATCTCAAATACTCGACCCTTCGATCCATAACTATAACCTTCAATGTATACCTTCTCTACACCCCTCACCTTACATACATCTACCACCCATGACCCTATGTTCCCAAACCTCTCACTCTCTACACTATATGACGGAAACATCTCACCATGAAGCTTTTTATCCCTGTACAAATGCTTCTCATAACTCGTCAGAAAATAAAACTCACAACCACTAAAACCAAATTTAACACCTTCAAAAAAACACAACGCCGGCGACGTCATCGATAAATCAATACCTAATAATTTCATAATGAACCCTCCTCCTTTTATATAGGAGAGTTCATCTATTAAAACATCATTTAATTTCCTTCGACATGTTCACCACGTCCTTGTCATAACGCACCTCAACAAATATAGGAAGAAACAAACTGTCAATACCAGTTCTCTTATCCCTTATTCGCGCATTGTACTTCACACTCACCACACAACCTACAACTTCAGGACCAATTCCATTACGATCATCATCACTAAAACCCGAACCAACTTTCACCCTCACAATTCCATCACCAGACTCAACAACCAACGCACCTAAACGACCAACATTCTTACCAGTCCCCTCCTCCCAACCCACTACCCTCAAATCACATTCCAACTCACCTTTGAATTTTAATTGATGCTTAACACGCTTCGATTCCCAAAACGAACTAATATCCTTGAGAATAATCCCCTCCTGACCCTCAGCCAAAAACCTTTCAAACCATACAATCGCTTCATTAACATCACTAACAACCTCATTCCACACAAGCTTGATCTTCGGATTTGAAACACGTTCAACATCGTTCTTCAACGATTCAAAACGAACCCTATATGCAATGTCACATTTATGATCTTCAAAATTAGACAGTGGAATCGAATCCCATACAGTCGCACCAACACGCTTACACTCTTCATCAACAATCGTCCCTTTTAGCGACTTTGAAAGAATCCCGTTCGAAGTCTGACGCGGCAAATACTGATACATTTCTGAATCATACACAAGAAGCTCACCGTCAAACACAATGCTACGACCCGCAGCAAGCTCAATAAACTCTTCAACAAGATAGCCGCGAATGTCAATTTGCTTACCGTTACGCGTCCGAAACTCAACTAAACCGTTTTTGCAGATTGCATTGAATCTCATTCCGTCAAGCTTCAGCTGACAAAATGCAGGAAACTTGATTCGTTCAATAGTCTTGTCATCGTACTGGTCACACAACATCACCGGATATTCCGGAATCAGCTTCGGCCAAATCTTATTCACCGTCTTCTCCGATACCCCACAGCGAAGGTCCTTCTCAATCACACGCTCGACAACTTTTGCATCACCAGCCCGAAGTTCCGACAGAAGCAGAGCAAGGTATTCAATCGCAGCATTACCAGTGATTTCACGCAACGACAGCTTGTCAAGCTTTTTAAGACCTTGTTCGAGCGTCAGCATCGG